TGAAACTCACTGGGAAAAATAGGTGATAAATGGACCCTATCACAATTGGCCTCGCCATAGCCGGGGCGAAAAAGCTACTGGAAACTGCCACTGATATTAAGGATATCGCGGGTTCAATAGAGGAACTTTTTAGCCACACTGAAAAGGCAGCAAAGACTACGAAGCAAGATGACGGTGATACTAGTATAAGCTCTGTTGTTACAGATGTTATCACGGAGAAAAACAATAAGATAAAGCTGCTCAATCTTGAAATAGATATAGATAACAAGTTTGGCTTCGGGACTTGGGCTGCAATCAAAGACGAAAGAGAACGCAGGTTAGCTATTGTCGAAGAGGCTAAGGTCAAAGCAGCTAAAGCACGAAAAGAGAAGCAAAAAGCTGACAAAGCATTTTATGATAAATGTATTTACTGGTTGGGGGAGTTTGGAAAGTTACTGGCTATTGTAGCCTTGGCAGGTGGGGCAGGGTATGTAATCTGGATTAACCGTTGTGTTGATGGGACTTGTTAAGTGCTTTACGAAATTGGCGTATATAACAAACGAGTTCGAGACTGCATCAGGGGTGGTGACGATTGGAATAATAACTTTGCTATTTCTGACAAATTTGAAGATGTAAATTACTTCGAGTTCCAAGCCACTAGTATCGAAGAGGTTGAGCGCAGAGTAGAGCGAGAATTTCCTAAAGCACTAGGTTATGTTCTCGATTATATAAAGACAGTGAAGGTGGATACTTAATATGGCTAAGAAAGATATAAGTCTCGAAGCACACGAGCGTGTCTGTGAAGAACGCAGCAAGAATATCCAGCTACAGTTCTCCGCTGTTAACGCACGACTAAAGCGTCTTGAAATTATCATCATGTCTACTACATCTGCCATCATCCTGCTACTCATTGGCCTTGTGATTAAAGGTGTATAAATGCCTGAGATAGAATTGCCTAGTGGCTGGGTTGCATGGGCAGGGTTTATCATAACCGTGACTGTCGGCCTTGCCATTAGAGATTGGGCCTCAGACCTAATCGCTGCATGGAAATGGAAGACAACACCCGGATTTGAGCCAATGGAGACCTGTATCTTAGATGGGGACAAGGTAGTTATCATTCATATAGGATTGCGAGAGACAATCTTTGAGCGCAACGGTAAGTTTGGTAGGACATGGCAATACATACCGTCTTCTAAAATAACCAGCCATGAGTTACGCAGAGTAGTAGGTGACGACAGGATGTTAGACCACAAGATCAACGGAGAGAAGTAATGGGAAAAGGCGTTAAGCACTATTTTAAGAGCGGCAAAGAGCATACGGGGTCTACACACAAAATGCCTAGTGGGCAAATGCACTCTAACAAGACACATACTAAGACAAGCAAACCTGTAGTTCATTTTAGTAAGTTGTCGAAGGCAGCAAAGAAAGTGGCAAAAAGGTAATGGCAACTCCTAGGAAAGGTAAGGCTAAAGTTAAAATAACATCAAGCGGTAAGCGTGTAAGCTATGGACAAGCTGGTAAAGCAAAAGGTGGTGGGTCTAGAGTAAAGCCCGGTACTAGTAAGGGTGATAGTTATTGTGCCAGAAGTTTAGGTATAAAGAAGGGGTTGTCTAAAAAGAAACAGACCGATCCTAACACTCCTAACAACTTATCTCGTAAGCGTTGGAAATGCTCTGGTGCAAAGTCTAGGAAAAAATAATGGCAAAAAGTGGTCTACAGTAGGATATGATCTATGAACATTATTCAGAAGTCGATAGATGGGATTACGCCCCATATTTTACGCCTCAAGAAATTGCTTGCCGGGGTACTGGCGAGTTGCTGGTCAATGATGCTGCACTTACTATTCTTCTTAGAGCGCGTCTTCTGGCAGATAAAGCGTTCACAATTAATAGCTCTTATCGGTCAAGGTTACACAATGCTAGAGTCGGTGGTGCGCCAAAGTCGGCGCATCGTGAGGGAATTGCTTTCGACATCTCACTTAGAGGACACGACAGGAACGAGCTTTTACGACAGTGCCGAGAGGCAGGGTTCGGATCATTCGGGAAGTACAAAACCTTCCTCCACGTTGACACAAGGAGAAACAGAAAATGGGGTTCTTGGGACTAATAGGCTCGGTATTGACGGGTGGGGCAACCGGGTTAGTCGGAAGTTTACTGAGCAAGGGCATCGGCCTGTTCGAGGCACACCAGCGTCGAAAGGACAGGGAACTGGACTTCGCGCACGAGTTAAAGCTGCTCGACAAACAAGCTGAACTTCGTACCGCTGAAACTGAGAATGAATTGGCGATAGCCAATGCAGAAACAGCCGCCAGTTTACGAGAAGCATCCTACGCGCACGACAGTTCGTTGGGCAATCCCCATCGTTGGGTTGTGGATACTCTTAGAATGGTACGCCCTGTCCTCACTCTATTTCTCCTAACGCTCGTCGGCGGCATATACTTTACCACCGATGATTTTGCCATGAAGGCTGGCGTGATTGAAAGCGTTTTGTTCATGGCTTCATCTGCTGTAACGTGGTGGTTCGGTGATCGCAGCTTAAAGGGCAGAAAATGATGAACCGTTTAAACGAGTGGAAGCCAATAGCTATCTACCCCTACGAAGAACGGGGGATATAGATGATTGAAGCACTCATCATTCTGGCGGCTGCGGCTGCGCGATTTGCTCAAGGCAACGGCTATGCGGGTCCGGGGCGTTGGTCCCTCGCTGCCGTTATGTTGCTGGCTGGCTGGTATGGCCCTCTGGACGGTCAGCATCTTCTTGTCGTGGAGACTTGGGCCGTGGCTAGTATTGCGATTGCTGGCTGGGCCACTGTAGCTATGGGATACACCAAGTGGGAGGACTGGAAGTATAGTCTTATGCGCTACTCCATACCAACGTTGGTGACTTGCTTCGTAGCTGATCAGGTGACAGGCCGACAGGAACTTATGGCGTACATTGCCATCGGCCCTATCCTCACTGCTATCTATTACTTCGTTCAGCAGCATGGTAAGCCTGAGTGGCTACAGAGACTAGCTGGTGGTAAGGACGTAGCCGCCGCTATGGCTGGCGCAACTGTTGGAGCATTGGTGTTACTGTAATGCCTTTCATAACCTTAAAATTCCAGCCCGGTGTTGATAAAGAAAGCACCAACAGCAGCGGCGCTATAACTTGGTATGACACTGATAAAGTACGTTTTCGCCAAGGTTACCCAGAGAAGATTGGTGGATGGGTGGCCTACGCCACAGCTACGTTCCTTGGTACTTGCAGATCGATCCTCCCGTGGACTTCTTTAGAGGGGGAGAACCGACTTGGTTTGGGGACAAACATAAAACTCTATACGGAGGCTGGGGAAAGCTATTACGATATCACTCCCATAAGAGCTTCATCGACCATAAACACAAACCCCTTTTCTATTACGGCGGCTTCTGCTGAAGTTATCGTGACGGATACGGCTCATGGAGCAGTGGCGGGTGATTATGTGACGTATTCTGGCGCGACAAGCGGTGATGGGACCCTCACAGCGGGGGTCATGAACTCTGAATACGTCATAGACAGCATCACGAACGCTAATACTTACGTGGTTACAATGTCCGCCGTCGCCGCAGGCGCAGACGCCACAGAGGGCGGTGCGAACGTAGTGGCTGCTTATCAAATTAGTGTTGGTCTGGATACCGCCGTGGTAGGCACTGGTTGGGGTGTTGACACGTTTGGGGCAGAGGCTTGGGGCGAGGCTTCTACCGGAGCCGTGGATGTCACGGCGCAACTCAGGTTGTGGTCTTTGGCGAACTGGGGTGAAGATTTACTGGCTAATATTCGTAACAGCGGGATTTACTACTGGGACACGTCAGTTGGCACAGGCACACGAGCCGTAGATATAACTTCTTTGTCCGGGTCCGACACCGCGCCCACAATATGCCGTAAGCTTCTTATAGTACCTGAAGTCCGCCATGTGTTGGCGCTTGGGTGTGATCCCACCGATGACATCGGCACACAAGACACAATGCTGATCCGGTGGCCTGACGCAGAGAGTTTGTTGACGTGGACCCCCGACACAGACAACAGCGCCGGATCATTAAGATTAAATGTTGGCTCACAAATAGTTACAGGCATTGTAACAAAGCGTGAAGTGCTGGTGTGGACCGACACCTCGCTCAATGCTGTAAACTACGTGGGCGCGCCGTATTTCTTCGGAACCAAACTCCTGTCAACCAATACTTCGATAATTTCGCCTAACGCTGCAATCGAAGTTGATGAGATAACATACTGGATGGGATCAAAGAATTTCTACATATACGATGGCACTGTGAAAACACTCCCATGTAGTCTGCGCGAGCATGTGTTCTTGAACATAAACGCAACACAGAAAATAAAGACGTTTGTTGGCATAAACCGTGGCGAAAGCGAAGTCACTTGGCATTACCCGACGACCACGGAAGAAGTCGATAGCTACGTGACCTTTAATTTCGCCCAGAACATCTGGTATCACGGCACGTTGGTGCGGACTGCATGGATAGATCGCAGCCACAATAACTACCCGATAGCCGCTGGCACAGACAATATGCTCTATAACCATGAGTTGGGCCAAGATGACGGCTCCACTTCGCCTGTCTCAGCTATCGCAGCACATGCAGAGAGTGCCATCTTTGAGCCGATCCCCGGCGAAGGCTACCAGTATGCCTTTGTTGATCAGTTGCTGCCGGATGTTACGTTCGCTGGGTCCACAGCAGTAAGCCCGGCAGTCTCTATCACAGTATACCCCAGAGACTATCCCGGTGGCGCGCTCGGTACAGGGGACGCCAGTGCGATAACGCGCTCTGCGACAAGCCCTGTGGAGCAGTTCACCAAGCAATCCGCCATAAGAGTGCGGGGCCGTGGCCTCGTGTACCGTATTGAAAACAGCGCCACTGGCGTATCATGGCGTGAAGGTGAACCTCGTTTGCGGGTCAGGTCAGATGGCCGTCAATGAGTAATTCAGTCTTAAAAACAGAAGTCGTAATACCACGCCTACCTCGTTTGAATGGAGCGCAGGTAGATATACGCTATTTGGATCAGTTAGTGCGGGCGCTCGAAAACGCCATCGATATTTTGAACTCGACACGCCAAAGAAACTTCACCGCTATCAATCTAACCAACACCCAAGAACACGGCGCAGGTTTAAGGACTGGCGATATCTTCTCGGATGATGGTATATTGAAGATTGTCCGGGCAGGAGAGGCGTATGCGGACACGTTCGTTGCCACAACGGCGCTAGGTAGCGTCACAGTTTCGACACCATAGGGGTCTAATTATGAGACAACAAGCCGCTGAATTAGCATCAAAAGGCCGTTATGGCGATACGATGATGGTCCACATGAACCCCATCGAAGTCGATGCGCTGGCTCAATTATCTCCTACAGGTGCGTTAACAACCAACCCCGACACCGGACAACCTGAAGCGTTCTTACCCTTGCTGGGCGCTCTTGCGGGGGGCTGGTTAGCTCCCAGCATGGGTATTGGCCTGACCGCTGCAATGGGCGCTGGACTTGGCTCGTTTGCTGGGTCTTTAGCCCAAGGTGACGACTTCGGTACAGCGATGGCAGGGGGGCTGATGAGCTTCGGCATGGGATCGATGTTGAATGCTGCGGGTGGTACCGCCGCTGGCGTTGATGCAGCCACGGAAGCCAGTTTGGCTCCAACAATGGCTAATGCTGACCCAACGAAGATTATAGGTAGCTCAGGCATCCTTGGTTCAGAAGCCGTGGGGCAGAATGCTCAGGGTTTACTGAACTTAGCTCCCCCCGGCAATGCAGCGTCCTTATCGAACTTTAACATGAGCCAAGCCGCTGGCAATCCTATCTATGCCCAGACCGCTGCACCTATGACTGCATCTATGGCAGCCGCGCCACCAAGCGTACTTACCGCACAACAGACAGCGGCCCTACAAGCTGTGCCTACACAAGAGGCTATGGCGAACGCCGCAGCACGAGAAGCCGCCTTCCCCTTGGTGAGCGCGCCACAAGCGCCCCCAGCGACACCGGGCAGTGTACTAAACACACCTTATGTGGGCGCAGCGAACCCTCACCCAATGACCGCAGCAAGCCCCGGATATGGGTTAAATTCTGGTCCCTCGTCTAACTTTAATGCGTTTGATAATGTAGCGAACTCCATACCGGGCCGTGGGGGTCCTATATCGTACCCAACCCCTGTTCCAAAGGCTGAGTTCCTACCCCCATCTGCGAGCTTCTCCGGAGGTTCAGCATCGACAGTGGATGGTGGTTCGGTTGGCGATATGTTCCAAAAAGCTGGAACGTCTATAGCCGACTATGGCAAAGGTACAGTAACCAACCCTGCGTACACCAAGATGGGTTTTGGCGATAAAATGGACTACTTGGGCGATAAGGTAGGTTGGGGGCAAGCCGCTAAGAACGCCATCACAGGCAACCCAATCGGCACAGCAGCCTTCGGTATCGGCGCTATGGGTGGCGGTCTTGGCTCATTGACAGGTGCTGGCCAACAGCCAGCTATCCCTGACTTTACTAAGAAGACTTACGCCAAACGCCCTTATCAGAAATCAGGCAACCAGCGCAGCTTCATAGCGAAACCCGCTGGCTACCGCCCCGGTATTGATCCGGAACGCGCATATCTGGACCCCATTGGCACATACGACCA